GGATCAGAGCTGCCGCCGCTGCCCAGCTGTTTCACGATGGTCTGCAAGCCGCCGCCGGTAACTTCTGTGACGCCGTATGCGTTTTCACCAACCACCAGCGTAGAGAATACAGACAGGGAAGTGCTTGCCGCATCTTCCCAGATTTTCGCTTCTGTGCTTTCCAGGAAAATCACGCCGCCAATTCTGCCGATCTCACCATTATACATGTGTTCGGGGTTTGTGTACTTGTTCCATTCTTCCCATTTTTCGTCCTGCATCAGATCATATGCAACAAATGGATGAATGATAGAACCATAGCAATTGTCGCGGATAGGTGTTGCGTTCTGCCCTTTCAGTGTTGCCGCTGCCTTCATGATCAGAGGAACTGTCATCAGACATGTTGCGTCCAGATTGGTTCTCTGTGTGACAGGTGTGCCGTCGCTCTTAGGCGCATACAGTACGTTGGTACCGGCGTTGATGACTTCTCTGGTAACTGTGTCCAGTGTTCTGCCTGCCTGATGTCCCAGCAGCTTCACCGCTTCCACCAGGTTGTTGTCGATGGCAGTCAGCAGCAGTACGTCGGACATCTGGATGAAATCGCCGTACTGTTTCACGGTTGCTTCTTTTGTTGTAACAGTCAGACTGTTTCCTGCAGGTGTCACGCCTTCTGTAATGGCTGTCATGGCTTTTGCCAGTGCTTTGTATCTGCGGAATTCGATTTTCTTACCGCCGTTTTTTGGAATGGGTCTTTTCTGCCCCAGCTGGTCATGCACCAGGTTCGGTTCCGCATTGTCAATGAGCCAATTGTCATAATATGTTTTCATTTCCGCAGACAATGTGCCGGTATCCGTTGTCATTGTCGTTGCGAAAAGCTGCAAATCCATTTTGTATTTTTCCATGTGTTTTCCCTCCTTATCGGAATGTGATTCGCTTGTCAGGATCTCTCATGACCTGATCCGCGATTTCCTTTCTCTGCTGTTTTGTCAGTTTGTTTACGTCTGTATAGGCGGATACACCCGCTGCCCCTTGGGCTGCGTTTTCCTGCGGTCTTGCGCCGTTGGCTTTCACGCTGTCCATGACTTTTTTCTGTGCTGTCTGCGCTGTGTGTGCCATAGCGCCGGACATGATCTCATCAAAATGGATGGCCTGATAGGCTGCTTTCACGCCCACACCACTGTCCAGCAGCCTGATGAAGTTTGGATCGTTGAATTCCTCCATGAGATTCAGTGTTGGATACTGTGCTTTCAGTCCCTCCGCTTCCTCGCTCCATGCCCGGAATTTCTGGTCAAACTCTGCCTGTTCCCGCTGCCGCTCCATAGCTTGCCGGAAACTGCGGTTTTCCCGCTCCATTTTCTTCATTTCTGCCAGCTGTTCCACGCTCATTCCCTTTTCCAGGGCTTCCTGTTCCAGGTACTGTTTGTCGTTTTCCAGTGCCGCTCTCAGTGCTTTTGCGTCTGTGCCGTCCAGTCCGTACCGCTCACCCATGAGCGCCATGACTTCTCTTGCTTCTCTCAGACCGGCTTCCGTCTGTTTGCTGCCTTTCAGTCGGTCCTTCACGATGCCGCTTACCCGCTTGTTGTAGGTGTCCTTGTAGTCCCCTTTGATCAGACTGTCAAACTCTGCTTCCAGGTCACGACCGCCCTCTGGGGCTCCTCCTTCCGCCTGTGCACCTGCTTCCGGTCCCTGAGCCGCAGCGCCTCCTTCGCCGCCTGCCGCGCCTTCGTCAAAGAGATGTAAGTCCATTTTGTATTTTTCCATGATGTATCCCCTTTCTGCGGTCTCTCCCGCGTGTCCTCTCTGCCGTCTTTCCGGCGTGCCCTCTGCGGTCTTTCCCGCGTGTCTGTTTTCAGTATAGGAAAAATCAATTTTGATTTCCCCCACCCCCCTTTTTTGTGGTATGATGAAAGAAAAAGGGGGTCTCTTTATGAAAAAACATACGTTGCTTTTGGCTTTGGTCTGCTCTTTTGCCGTATCCTGTCCTGCCTATGGTCAGATAGGGCTTTCTTTCAATGATGTTCCTGTTTCTTTTACGGACAGCACCGGCAGACCCATCATTGATGAAAACGGGCGTACCCTTGTTCCCTTGCGTGCTTCCATGGAATCCATGGGCTGCACTGTTAACTGGTACGAGCCTTCCCGCACTGCTTTTGTGGTAAATGGAGATACCACTGTTTCTGTTCCCATCGGGGAATCCTGCGTTTATCGAAACGGCGTTTCCATTCCAAATGACACTTCCGCAAAAATCATCGACGGTCGTGTTTATCTTCCCATTCGTGCTGTTTTGGAAGCTTTCGGTGCTTCTGTATCCTGGGATGAATCCAAGCAAATGGTCTGCGCTCGTTACACACCATCCGCGCCAACTTTGTCCGATGCGGAACTTCGCAGAATGGAACGCGAACTTGAACGACTGGAACGCCAGAAGGAACTGGAAGAAATGCGCTCTAAAATACAGTCAGAAAGCGATCGCAGACTAGAAGAAGCAAAAAAACGTGTAGAAGAAATCCAGAACAGTATTCCTGATACACCCTCCCAGCCTAAATATGATCCTTATGAATCTTTGGTTGACGCAGGCGGCTATGGAAATTCCTGGTCTCTTAGTCAAGGTGCCTTTGGCGATTTTACAGGCGGCTATGGAAGTACCTATGAAGACACAGTTCTTTCTCAAATGCATGACCGCTACATCGAACAATCTCACGATTTACCATAAGCAAAAGCCCCGTTTATACGGGGCTTTTTTTGATGTGTAAATATTCCGGTGCCCCATCCTCAATGAGTTTCAGTCCGTAAATGACAGACTTCATGAGTGTGTCTGCCTCCTTTTGTTTTTCCTCATTGGTCACAGTGCAGTCAAAAAAGAAATATCCGCTTTCCTGCTCCATTTCACCTATCACACCACATTCATTCCGAAGCCCTGCCCAGCCCATCTGCAAAAGGGCACTGACCGCAGCGCAAATGATGTCATGCCCGTGTTTGTCGTATCCGGCATGTCCTTTGGCTTCCAAAGTGTACCGCCCATTTTCCATGCTGTATGTGATTTCTGTCATATCCCAACCTCCTAATTGTTTTCTTTTTCTGGAATCCGCAGGCGGAATTCACTTCCGCCGAGGACAAAAGCAGAAGTTTCCAGACAGCATGTCGCCGGAACTTTTGTTTTTACCTCTGTCTCCAACTTTGCGGCTTGAAGGCTCCGCCTGAGACGCAAAGTTTTTTTACTTTACGGCTGTTCTTTCCTGTGTCGTCCTCCTCGCCTTGTCTGTAATGTTCTGCTTACTTGTTTTTTGCGCGTCCCCCAAAGGATTCACGCTGGTGCCTGTCCCTTCCACTTTGTTTGGCATAGGCGCTCCCACTGTCCCTTGCGTCACTGCTCCCGTCAGGTCTTTTCCTGTCAGCTTGTCGATGATGCCTGACATCTGTACGATCTGCGCCTGCATCTGCGCCATTTGCTGCAGCATGGTACCGTTCTGCGCCACCTTCCGCACAATGGCGTCTTTCCCCTCAAAATCCATCATTTCCAGACAGATCAGCGCCTGATCCACCAGTTCCGGGTTAAACAGTCCCGCTCCATACAGTTCCTTTGCCAGTTCGTTTTGTGCGATTCTGGAAAAAGGGCTGCTTTTCTGGCTTGTAATTTTGATGTCAAAAATAGGCTTTCTGCCGCCCACCTCAACGCCCATGACTGTTTCCATGGGCTGTGGTTTGATGTTGCTGTTGTCATAGGAAACAAAGGTGTCACCGCCCACGCCGGTGATTCGAAATTCCCGTGGCAGGTCGTAAAACTGCCGGATCAGCTCCACCACCAGAGAAACCACTTCCACATATGCCCGGTAGCTTGCTTTGATCATGTCCCTGCTTGTCTTGCTCCCCGCTTCCTGCAAAGCAGCAATGGCAGACGCCGCCGTCACGCCGCTTGCTGTACTCCCCTGAGAAAAGTCCCTGTTAGCCGATGTTTCTTTCAGTTCGTCAATCTTCAATTGATATAGATTCGTTGCAATGCCGCTGACTGGATTCACCTGTATGGGGATGATGTCGTTTGGATCACCTGTATAGTCCACAATGGAATTGGATAAATCCGCAAACTGTTTGTCATTGATGCCCGCTCCCTGTTTGCGGAAATATCTCGGCTCTGCCTGCTGTTTCACGTTCTTCTCAAAGGAAATCCACATGTTGTCAATGCTGATCTGGGCGTCTTTCATGATGTCCACATATCCAAACCCTGCCGGGCTGTCCTTTTCCGGGAAAAGCACATCAAACACAAAGGGATATTTCCCATGGTCATAAATACCGTTCTCCATGCCTTCCTCATTCTCTGAAGCATACAGCAGATTCCCCTCACAGAATTTGATCAGATGCAGCACCAGCTTTGTGCCTACTCTCTTTTTGTAATACCAGTCCACCACAATGGATTTTTTGGAAGTGTCAATGGCGCTGTCGTGGATATACTCCGCCGTATTCAACGCCCCGTCACCTTTGAACCGCATATCAGGATAGATTTCCTGCAAAATATCCGTGTCCACCAAAGCGATTGTAAATACATTCCTGCTGTTCTGGATGTCCGAAATCCCCGGCTCCCAGAAAATGTTCAGCATGTCCACGTCACGGATCTCAATATCCCCCAGTCCGTTTTCCTTTTCCGCATTCCAGAACACACCGAAAACCCCGGTACCGTTCTTCAGCTTATCCCACCACTCATCATTATAGGTCTGTTCAAATCCGTTCTGCTCCATGACCACCGGCACGATTTTGGATAACTGCTCCGCATCCTGTTTGTCCCGCTCCTCACGGGGCAAAAGGTTTGCCTGTGGGTAGTTGTCCATGGCGTCTGCGTGCTTGTTGGCTAAGGAATTAAACAGCCATGCAGACGCTGTCTGTGGTCCCTTGTCCTTTCTGCGGATCTGCTCCCAGTGCCGCATCTTGTACCATTGTTCGTTGGCGATGACACGCTTTTCCAGTGCTGTCTTTCCGTTTTTGTATTCCTGTAAAATGCTTTCGCCTTCTCTGACTTTGCTCTGTTCGATCATGTTCTCCCTCCTCAAATTCTGTAAAATTCGTACTTGTCGCTGTTTCTTTCCTCTGCGTAAAGGTCCAGAGGATCTTCCGGCGGCAGAAACCGCTCTATCTGACGTGGCTTTGCGATGGGCTTTGACATGAAAACATATCTGCACTCATCGTAAATATGGTCCTCACCGTTTGTATCAATGTCCTCCACCCTGCTTTCGTCATAGACAAGGTTTGGTATGGTTCTGATAAAATGCTTGCATGTTTTGAAGCAGTAAAACATGGCTTTTCCTTCCTGGTCGAAAGCCAGCCGGTAATGAAACTGCATCTTCCCTGCCAGTCTGGTGTTGTCCCCTTTCTCCCACAATATGTAATATGGGTGCTGCTCCATCATGCCTGCCACGCTTTCCCCTCGGCTCTTGTCAAAGATAGACGGGTCAGCGATGCCGTAGATCTCCCGGTCTTTCAATAGCGGATGTGTCCGCTCCATTTCTCTGATGTTTGCCGCAATTTCCTGTGGTGTGATCTTGATGCCCTCGTTTGGTGTCCCCGTACAGCCGTAATACTCCGCAATGCGATACATGACGCCTTTTTCATCCACGGCATACCACCCAACGGAAAAGGGCTTCGCATACCCGAAGTCAAACCCTCGTACCACCTGCCAGTGACTTGGAATCTCAAATGGATTGATGACATGGGAAAATCTCCGGCTTTCATATCCATCCGGGTCGTCCCGCCATTCCTTGAATACCTGCCCATTAAAGCTGTCCCAGTCACCGTATAAAAGCGCCCGCTTCTCGCTTTCTGGCAGCATCGCAAGGGATGCCAGGTATTCCGGGTTGTTTCGTAAAAGTTCCTGATTGTCAAATACCGATGATGGAATGAATATCCGGTTCCGCTTCATTTCCAGCTGCTTCCCGTCTGGTGTTTCAATTTTGTATTTCTCCCATATGGTCGTCTTTGGCGGTGCAGCCGTAATAAACCTTGATTTCACCCATCCATGACCTACCCCGCCGGGGTTCCCCGTTGCCCTCATATAAACCCGTGTTCCCGGTCCTGATGGTCTGTTTCTGGAAAATAGATAGGAATATTCGTCGTAAGTAAAATGTGTCAGTTCGTCAAATCCGATAAAATCGAAATGTTTCCCCTGATACTTGGTCTTATCCTTGGTATATTGCATGGAACCGAAATAGATCTTCGCTCCTTTTGGAAACTTCCACACATGCTCGCTTCCGTTGAATCTTGCGCCCGGAAACGCTTGTGGATATAATTCCTCACTTCTGTCTATGAGTTCTGTCATCTGCGGAAATGTCTTTCTCATGATCAACGCTCTGTAATTTGGCAAATGCACCTGCCGCAATGCCTCCATCAAAAGGGAATCGCTTTTGCCGCCTCCGGCAGCTCCGCCGTAAAATGCTTCATACTCCCCCCGCTGCAAAAACTCAATCTGTTTCGGCTGTGGCGTCCAAATGGTCCGCATCTTCCACCACCTCCAATACCTCCGGCAGGAAGATCACGCCGCCTGTGACCTTTTCCGCCTCTTTGATGGATTTTCTCCATTCCTTGTGTTTTTCCAGCAGCACTTTTTCTCGAATGGTAGGCAGTCCGTAAACGTCCCGCATGACATCGGCAATGTTTTTCAGCGCCACCGTCAACTCTTTGATCATTTTCACATCGCTTTCCGTCAGTGTTTTGCTCTTTCCATGCTGCTCTTTCAGCTGTTCCACATCTCGGCTGATGATGTCCGCCAGCTCCTCCGCTACCCCCTTCAGCTTTTCCAGTCTGGCAGCTTCTTTTTTCATGATTTTTTGTCTTGCCTTTTGTGCGGTCTCAGCGCAGAATTCTTTCTTCTTCCGGCTCCACTCGCCTTTTCGGCTCCTGTCCTTGATGGTGCGTAGTGGTATCTCGTATTTTTCGCTTAATTTCTGCAGGCTTATCTTGCCTGTAACGTATTCATTTTCTATGGCAGTCCAATCCCTCGCCTGCATGCCAAAACCCCTCCTTTGCCCCGTTTTTTCCATTTTGGCATACTCTTGCACCATTTTCCCCCATGCCCAGAGCATAAAAAAAGACACCAGACTTCTGCCTGGTGCCTTTTTCGTAAAATACAGGGAATAAGAAAAAACGTACATCCTGATTGTATCATATCTGTTTTTTCCTGTCCCCCACCCCGACAAATTGCCAGCAAGTTACCAACAAGTTACACCTTGTCCTTCACTGTTATACAGATCACATGTTTTTCCGGGTCTGCCTGATACTCGATTTCTTTTCCTTCCAGCATCTTCACCATGCCTTCTGTTTCCAGTTCCAGTCCCCCCATCTTTACCACTGCACATTCCAGGATCATCCGCAGCAGGTCCGCTTCCGCCTTCATGGCTTCCCGCTCACGCCCTCTGATCATTTCCAACTTTCCGTATGCTTCTTTCAGATATGCGCCGGATCTCTGGAGCCCTCTCACCTGTGCTTCCAGCCGCTTCACTTTCTGTTCCGCTTTTTTCAGTTTTTCCGATGTTGTCATTCTTCTTCTCCTCCGTAAATGTCGTTTAAATAGTCTGCGTAAGGGCAGTTCATGTCTGGGAAATTCGCACAATGCTTCCGCATATACTTTGATTTTTCCACACTTGTCCGAAAAACCTGTGCATAAAACCCACTGCCGATGTTGCTTTCACAAAATATGGTTGTTTGATTCTCCCGCACAAAATACGGGCATTTCACGATGATGCATCCGTTTGGCACATCTCACCACCTCACTCCAGCATCCTGATTTTTGTTTCAATCCCCATCTTTTTGTTTTCTTCCATCATATCCTCCCAGTAGACCAGCTGATCCATCAAACACTCTACTTTCTCGTTGAATCTGTTCACATATCTTGCCGCTCGCTCTTTGCCGAAACCAAATTCGTCATGGAGGGTATGTACCGCAAGACAAGTTATGGTATCAATGACGTTGTTCTTGATCTCCTGCGTGGCTCCTTCGATCTCTTTCATTGCCAAGGAAGTTTTGATACCTGTGATATTCCGAAACCTGATCTCCTTTTCCAGTGCTTCCAGCCCGCCTTCTCTGACGATCTTCAATGCCAGATACATCCCGTCCTCTCTCCCGGCGTCATATGCATTTTTCTTCATGGTCTTTGTCCCCTTTCACACACCCGCATTTCTCCGGCTCATTCTGGCAGCTGTTTTTGCATTTTGGTCGAAACCCGCAGTCTGCACAACATACATTTCCATGCCGGCGGTCACAGTTGAACAGCGTACACATCCTCGTTTTTTTCTTCTTCATTCTCCTGTCACCTCTGTACTTTCTATAAACTTCTTGCATACTGCCGCCACCTGTATCAGCTCTGCCGCCCCTCTGATGGCATCCTGATACATCATGTCTGCAATGTTTGCCGCTTCTGTGTCATTGTCTTCCCGAATCATCCTCCAAAATGATTTCATATCCGCTCCCAGGCTTTCCATTTCTTCCTGCGCTTCTTCCACTTCTTCCAGCAAAACAGCATATCCTTCATGCAGCGTGTGATAAAACCCTTTTTTCTGCACAATCCTGTTTCTTTCCTCTTCCGCCGCATCTTCCATTTTTTCCAAGATTTCATCCATGCTGCTTTTCCTCTCCTTCCTCTGGTTCGATCATGATTTTTGTGATATCGTAAGCCTCCTTCAGCGCTTTTTCTCTTTTCTCCTGATCGGATATTCCATCTAGAATAATATTTGCCATCGCTTCACATAATCTTAGAAATACAATATGTGGATCACCTAATATTCTGATTCTCTTAATTTCTTCTTCATTTCCTACCAGTAATATCTTAAACTTTTTCTTTTTCATGCTTTCCCCTCCTCAAAATTAAAACGGCAGATCATCATCCTCGATATTCTCACTCACTGGATAAAACCCATCTTCTGCCGGTTCTCTCCTTGGCTCCTGATTCTCATTCTTGCTTCCCGCAAAATGCTGTTCCTCCACCACCACTTCAATGTTTCTTCTTTTGTTTCCGTCCTTGTCATTCCAGTTCCGCACCTGCAGCCTCCCAACGATTCCAATCATCTGTCCTTTAGAAAAATATTTCTCCGCAAAGGTGGCAGACTTTCCAAACACAATACATGGGATAAAATCCGCTTCCGATTCTCCTTCCTTCTTCCATCTTCGGTTGACAGCCAGTGTATACCGCCCCACTGCAACTGGATTTTCTCCCTCGGCGTATCTGACCTCTGGATTCTTTGTCAGCCTGCCCATCAATACCACTTTATTCATCTTTCTCCTCCTTTGCAGGCTGTCTCAGCCATCTCTCCATAAAGTTATCAAGCCCAGGTCCTTTCTTTGCTTTCCTAACTTCTCCCCTATCCCATTCAGCGATCAATGCTAGTTCATGAGCAAGTTCTTTTGTTCCGCACTCCTTCAGTCGTTCTTCGTTTGTTTTTTTCTTCTTTCGCCCTTTTTTACTTCTTTGTATTGGCTTAAAAACCAATATATTTTTATCCCCTTCAAAGTAAGCTTTCAAATTCTCTCCCTCTTTCCATACTTATTTTTCGTCAGCCTGCTCAAAATTACATTGTTCACTTTTTCCTCCTTATGTAATTCCGCACTGCTGTCTTTTTCCGCTCATCCGCTTCATGTTCTGATTTTCTTTCCTTCCACATTTCCGCTTTCAGCTTTTTCTGTTCTGCATCCCAGTTTTTATACTGGTCACAGCTACCATGGCATTTTTCATGCCGCTTCTGGCAGTCCTTACATGGGCAGACCAGCTGTTTCAAGTGTTTTTTTACGTTCATCGGGTTCCCCATGGATGTTCTTCCTTTCGCAGCTCCTCTTTCTGTCTTTCCAGTTCCTCTTTTTCCTTCAAAAGTTCTTTTTTTCTGTTCTCAAGGCTGACCTTTGCCCAGTTCAGTACCTCTTTCACACCCATGAAGCATTCTTCCTCCACATAACAGGATGCGTCCTGCTTTTCTTTGTCTCTCCATAATTGGCATATTGGATCGTGGATACACTTTTTACAATTCATTTCCTTATTTCTCCCATTTTCCACTTCTTCCAACCGCTCTGCATTTGTTTCAATAAAAAGAATTTGACTTTGTCTTTCTGTATCTTTGTCGTATGCCACAAGCCCATGTCCCATTCCTTTTGCTATCTCTCCTGTTAATTCTAAGATGTCCGACTTCTGTATTTTTTCTATAATTTCTTCTCTGCTCCAATCCGCTCCGACCAAACTACTGCCCAACTGATAAAATGTATGTATCAAATTCCCATCTGGCAGGATGTATACTGCCTGTTCTTTTGTGATAAACTTTTTCTCATTCATACAATTCCTCCAACTTCCCGCAACGCTTCCGCTGCCATCCTTGCATATTCCTTTTTCCGCTGGATGTTTTCGATCTCCTGCTCACTGCGCCCCTGCCATTTTGCCTTGTTTTCCTGAAAGTCGTGTTTCTTTTCCAGCTTTTCAAAATAAGCAATGGCATCCGCATATAATGGCTTCTGCATACTTATCCCCCCTACTCCATTATGTAAAATTCACATTTTTCACACCCTACGTGCAAATGGTCGTTAGGAGAATATCTAACCCACTTCGCACGTCCGCCGCAAAGGTGGCAAGTAAATTCATGCTTCCCCTGCTTTTCCGCTTCTTTCTGCGCACTCAGAAACTCTCCAATTTTTTTATATGCATCCATGGTCATTCCTCCTTGTCGTGAATGTTTCCGATGACTTCATATTCACAGCTAGCAGATAATTCTCTACAATCACTTTGAACTGTTGACGATGTTCTCAAATATCGTTGTGTTGGATTATGCCAGAATATTTTTCCGGTATCTATTGAATACTCATTTATTTGGCAATCAGTATAGTGTTTAATAATATCCCCTTCGAAAATCTTAACCCCTATCCTGTCCTTCAACCCAATATATTGGCAAAGTGTTGATGAAACTATCTTATAAGTATTTACAACAGTTCCACCTTGATACTGTTCAAAAACAGTCATTCGGTTCAATTCTTCTCCCTGAATACTAGGAAACGGGAATCCTTCTACCCACTCCCCTGTATCAACTCTTTTTCCCTTAAATAAAATTTTCCTCATAGTACCTCCATCCTTTTTCCTGACCTCACGAAAATGCTCTATGCATCCTCCCCGTACTTTTCCTCATATTCCTCCTGAGAAATAAACCGGCAGTCTTTTTCCTCCACAAACATTCCCAGTCCTGTGAACCACAGAACATCTTTGATGGTCACTTTCTGTCTGATTTCCTCCATTTTTTCTTCGTACTCATCCTCTGGTACCATGTTTCCGCCGATGCTCAAACCCGCTGCATCTGGATTCCCGTTTTCATCCTCCGCAAGCCCCATGATTTCCAAATAGATTTTCAATTTTTTCATACCGCTCCTCCTATTTTCCAAATCAATCGCTTCACCTATACAGTAAGTTGCTCTCTTATCCGCTGCCCTGTTGAACGCTTCCACAAATGCCTTTGTTTCTTTTTCTTCGATCAGTTCATAATACATATCATCTTCCCAATCTTCGTACTGATCATTTCCAAGCATTTCCGTCAGCGTGGTTATCAATGTTTTTGCATCAATTTTTAAGGTATCTTTTACAGCTGTGTAAAATTCCAATGAAAATCCTTCGTTGTAGGCAATGCAGCTTTCGATTTCCCCTGCATCAATGACTTCTGTCATGCCTTCTTTGTATTTGACAATAACTTTCTCGTCATCCTTTAACTCACATAATTTCTTCATGTTCTCACCTCAAAACGGCATTCTTCCCTTATTCCACCAACAAACCACCTTGACGATCCCTCTGCAAATCATCCCTTTCAAATAAGCCAAAATCCATCCTCCTCTCCATGAATGCACATTCCCATTTCCTCCACGAATTGACTTTCGTATTCGCATAACCAACAGTCATTCACCGGCAATGCCCCATATTTCAACATGCAGAATATCTTGTACTGCTTCAATCCGCTTTCCTCCACCATGTCTTCCATTTCCGCTTTCCGCTGCTCCGCTTCTTCCAGATCCAGCATGATGTAATTTTTTCCGATCAACCTGATGAATTCTTCTCTGGTATGTGTTTTCTCATATTCCCTCTGACAAATGCACTTCAGCGCCCGATCCAGACCACTCTCCGGCTTCGCGTGCAGACCGCCCAGCCCGGCCAGATGTTTTTCCGGCACCAGGTAACACCAGAAACCATTCTTGTCTGAAACCTCCCGTTTTCCGCTTCCATGGAAAATATGATGTTTCTGCAAACCATTTTCTCTGCCGGTCACAAAGCATTTCTTATCCTTCCCCGTCAGGATGCTCCATGTGTGGCTCCCCTTCTTTTCCGTTGCCATAGTCCTCGCCTCCGATCTTCACCGCTCTTACATATCTTGTGTGTCCTGTGATTTCTGAATAATACTGTACTTCCTCAATGACCTTGTAATTCTTCGGCACCCGCAGCCGCTTCGTTTTCTTTTCCTCCGAAACCAAAGTGACCTTTACTTTTGGCTTTTCTAAATTCCGGCTGCCGCTCCACCGTTTTCCGTATTCTTTGTAATTTTCTTTGGTTATGTAGTATGCCAGTCCCGTGTAGTCCCCACCCGGTTCCAGTATGGAAACCATCACACGCCCCAGCCCCCATACCTCGGAAAGCTCTTTCATGGAAATGTCCATTTTGTTGATCAGTAAATGGATATGCTCCCGCTTCCGTTTGCTCTCCACCACATATAAATATTTCAGCTCACTGTATCCCTTCCGCTTCCGCAGCCGTTTCAATCTGCTGATGAAATTTCTGAATAACCTCAGGGCATTTTCCACATCTACCCTCTCCCGGAACGTCAACGTCAAAAATAAATCCCCCTGCCGGAAATTTGCGTTCACCATTCTTGCACATTTCCTTCTTGCTTCCAGACAGTTGTACTCTGCCATTTCCTCCGATGATAAATTTTCTTTCGCGCCTCTCTCACAACTGATTCCTCGTTCTCTGGGTGAGAAATATTCTTTCGCTTCGTATACATCCCCCGCCCAAATCCTTTTGATATATCTCGGCATCCTTCCACCTCATAATTATGTATCTCTCAATTCCTATCTGCTTATAGTGATATGGCTCTAAAGATAATTACATTATCAAGGAGCCATAGGGACCCCCGTCCCTTGCAAAATCAACCTTCTTTTGGTATCATAAAACTGTATCTCGTATTCAATTATCTGTTGGAAGGACGCTCTCTCTTTTTGAGAACGCCCTTCTTTTTTTATGCAAGGATTTCTTCCAAATGCTCCATCTGCTTTTCCGTCAAATCCCCGAATTCATCCCCATTCTCGCCTACCAGAAGGAAGGCCCCGTTGATGGTATAAAAATGCGTGTTCGGTTCCAGTTTCAGCAGCTTCCCTTCTTCGTTGCAGATCAGCACCACACCTTCTGCAAGTGTCAGCGTTTCGATATATCCGCCCACCGTTTCCTGTAATGCTTTCAGTTCGTTTTTGATGACCACCCGCCGGATCTCTCCTCTCACCGGTACCAGCAGTCCTTTGATGTATTCCATCCCTACGCCTCCAATTCCATTTGATTTCCAATGATCTCTACTTTTCCTTCCATCTGTTTCATGTCTTCTTCCGTCAGGTCCTTGATCATCATGCCCACCATGCGAAACAGCAACCCTTTCCCGTGGATGAGCTTCTTCTCCCCTTCCCATCCGTCATACATAGGTCCATCCGGGTTCTTCTGTACATCGTACGCCAGAAACACTCTCTCGCTGATAGGATTCATGGGAACAATATCCACGCCCCCCACAGCCTCAATCTTCGCCGCCATCTCCAGCATCTGTGGGCTCTGGTTCACTACTCTCTGCCCCTTCTCCGTGATAAAGATCATCTGCACTGATTTCATCATCATACACTCCTTCCCAACCTCGTTCCTGCCTGCACTTTCTCCACATGATGTTGACCTTGTCCATAAAATCGTCACTCATGACCACCGGCGAAATGACAGCAACCAGAATCAATCCATCTTTCACAGCCACCATTCTTCTTCCCTTTTCGCCTCGCAGGAAAAAAGCTAAATACTTGCTGTCCATCTTCCGCACCGGTTCCAGCAGGTCTTCGTCCATCCATAACACCCCATCCGTCGTATAAAACGGCGTCAGATACATACCGTTGTAAAATACAGAAATCCCAGCCGGATCAGCTGTCAGTTCCACTTCTCCGAACCTGTCTGTTTTTGTCATTCCAGCTTCGTCAAACATTTCTCCACTTTCCCATTTGTTTTTCTTGTCCTCCGGTACCCCCAGCAGATTCAGAAAATCATCACTGGTCATTTTCGGTAGTCCCTCCAACCGGTAGACTGCATCCATGGAGTTTAACCACTGTCCACCGTCCATATCTGTCATTATGTAACAGACCTTGTCTCTCTTCGCCACTTTGGCTATGTCCGTGAATTTCATTTGATAACTCCTCCTGTTTCATTTTTCTGTATCTCATTCTTTGGTACTGTTTTTGATATGCGTTGTATTTCTCTTTGTTTTCTTTGTTCCATTTCTTTTGCTTTTCAATGATTTTTTCTCTATTTCTTTGGTAATATTTTTTCCCAGCCGCTCTTTGTTTCTCTCTTCTTTTTTCCTTCACATACGCTTCCCGCTTCTTCTCCTCATCCTCGGTGATGTTTCCCTGCATATCTCTCCCTCCACTTCCGATTCTCCTTTTTCAGCCTTCTGTTTTCATCCACCAACATGCAAAAACAAATTCCAGCAAATGCCGTTACCACATAACAAACGACCATGATTTTTTCCAAATCAAACAAGTGTAACCCTCCCTTCCGATTCCTTTCCTAAAATCTCGTTATATCGGAAGCTCACCACATACCCCGCTTCCATCCGCACTGTAAAGATGTGCGGATATAAACCTTCTACTTTGCCTTTTCTGATGTAGTCGTTGTCCTCACCGTTTACCCGCCGGCGAATGTGCTTGATTTTCTTCCCGACGTCCAGCCCTCTTTCCATGGCTTTTTCTCTCATATCCATTTCTGTTCTTCCTTTCGTATATACAGTGTGGGCATACATACCCGTTTTTGGTATCTTGTCCTTTTGCTATGTTCCATTTCATGCCGCAGATCTTGCAGCAAACATACCTCAACTCTTTCATGGCAACCTTCAAATGATGTTCTCTGTTTTGATGTTCAATTTCTCTTGTAATGTTCTGACTTCTGCCACTGTGAAGGTGGAAGGCTCCCGCAGCCTTCTTCCCAGCGTGGTAACAGAAATATGTAGCATAACGGCAACGTCTTCCCGCTTGTAGCCGTACAGCGTCATGTTTTTGATGATTTCCCCTAGCAGTTCTCTGTCCTTTTGAGAAACCATGAAATCACCCACTTTCCATTTTTCCTGTCAAGTTTCTTTGGAGTTTTCTCCATTTTGTTCTAGTTTCTTTTCTTTTTCTCCCACCCCTCAAAAGTGTCATTTAAGACACTTTTTCATTAAAAAAAATTCCCATAGGGGATTCCAGATTCAGAAATTCAATGATTTTCTGAATTTCCGTTCTTGTAAATTCAGATTTCCCGTTACACTTCTTATAGAGTGCAGAACGAGAAATCCCCAGCACTCTGCCTAATTCTGTATAAGTAATACCTCTGATTTTCATTTCATATTCCAGTCTGGCTTTATTCATGTTCATCCCTCCTTTTTTAAAAAGTGTCTTTTATGACACCTCGATAGTATCACTATATTTTTCCTGTGTCAATATTATTTGTGTCTTTTTAGAAACTTTTTATCTTTTTTATTCTTATATGTTGCCTATACGACACATTTGTGTTATATTGTATCTATGAAAGGAGGAAAAATTTATGAGTGAACAAGATATGGCAAAACGTATTAAAGACTTGCGTACTTCTCAGGGTATGACCTTAGAACAGGTAGCAGAAAAAGTCGGCGTCGGAAAAAGCACTGTCCGAAAATGGGAAACTGGACTGATAGCCAATATGCGCCGTGATAAAATTGCTGCCCTTGCGGATGCCCTTAATACTTCACCTATGTATCTTATGGGCTGGTCTGATGAAATCAATCCTTTACCAAAACTTGACATTTCCAAATTCGATAATATCTACCCTGTGAATTTGAAGAAAGTTCCTCTGCTTGGAGAAATCGCCTGCGGTAAACCTATCTTTGCCAATGAGGATCGGGAAAGCTATGTCCTTGCTGGATCTGAAATCCACGCGGACTTCTGCCTCCGTGCCAAAGGTGACAGCATGGTAAACGCCCGCATCCTTGACGGGGATATCGTTTTCATCCGCAAACAGGATATGGTGGATAATGGTGAAATCGCAGCTGTTGCTATCGGTGATGATGTAACATTGAAACGTGTAGTCTATTACCCAGAACAGAACCTGCTGATACTCAAGGCGGAAAATTCCAAATACCAGGATATGATTTATGCACAGGATCAGCTGGATCAAGTGTATATTCTTGGTAAAGCCATTGCTTTTCAGTCAGATGTGAAATAAATGTTCAAAGGAGAATTGTTATGGGACTTTTCAAAAGTAAACAACAGAAAATTCTGGAACAAATGAAAAAAGATTTACAAACATTTACTTATCAATGCAGATATCATGAATACTTTGATCTTTCTCTTGATTTTGTTGTTGCTCTCCCTTCTGTAGGTATTAAACACAATGATACTTTAAAATATATGAAATTTAATCGTTACTGCACCGTTGACTCTATCATTTATTCTGTTTATCTCATATCGCATATAAATTTTTCTTTAGTTTCATCATTTAAAGAATTTTACGAAGATATTATGTACCGCATTCAACTTAACTTGTCTATCATTTTGAAAACGAATTATGGACTAAATGAAAAAGTTTGTGTTGAAATGGTTTCAAATCGTTTTGCTTTATATGATAAAACAATTCAAAACATGGATAATAAAGATGTTGACAAAATTGTTGAAGCTTTATATGTGCAATTCATCTTGGTTTTAAATACTTCTATGAACGAACAAAAATATGTCCCTTTCTTTGTTGATTCTCCAATTTATATCGATGATATTTTTTCTCAACAGGAAAAAATAAAAGAAGTATGTAAAACCTCTGAATCTATCATTAAACTGTGCTCTGAGTCAACCAAAAGAAATTTGAATACGTTATTAGACATTTGCAGTAAACTTTAATTTTTATTAAAAATCTCAACTCAAAAATGGCGACCTTCCAAAAGGAGGTCGAAACTATGGCAAAAGCAAAAAAACTGCCGTCCGGCAACTGGTCTGTGCAAGCTTATAGCCACACCGTCACCATAAACGGCAAACAAAAACGGGTGTATGAGCGGTTTACCGCTCCCACCCGTAAAGAGGCTGAGTATCTGGCAGCAGAATTCCAAATGAATAAATCCCGCAAAAAATCTATGGAAACAATGACCGTTGCTCAAGCTATTGAAAGTTATATTGACAGTAAATCAAACATACTTTCTCCATCTACGATCAAAAGCTATCGTAGCTTACAGAGAAATCATTACCATGACATCGGTAAAATTCCTTTACAAAAACTTACCAGACAAATGGTTCAGCGTGAGTTTAATTTATATGCGGCTTCCCTTTCTCCAAAGACCTGCCGCAATCTTCATGGTTTGCTTTCCGCAGCTCTGGAAATGTATCACCCTGATTTTCGTTTGAAAACAAATATGCCCAAAAAAACAAAGAACGAAATTCATATTCCCACAGAAGCAGAACTTCATTGTCTTCTCTCCCGATCCCGTGGAACGCCTCTCTTTCTTCCTATCATTCTGGCGTTTTCCATGGGGCTTCGTCGGGGAGAAATTTGTGGTCTGCGCTGGAAAGATATTAACCTTGAAAAACATACTATTCATGTCCATACTTCACTGGTGCAGAATGAAAAAAAAGAATGGGTTGAAAAACCTCCAAAGACCTATGCAGGAAATCGCATCCTCGATATTCCTCCATTTGTCTATGTTGAACTAGAAAAACTATACCCGGAACAGAAGAATAGTCGTATCACAGATTTAATGCCGGATAATATTACCAATATGTTTCCTGGTTTGCTTCGTCGCTCCGGTCTGCGCCATTTCCGCTTCCATGATTTACGCCATTATTACGCATCCATCATGCTTGCCAATAATGTTCCCGATAAATATGCAATGAAACGTATGGGACATGCAACCAATTCCATGCTAAAGAATGTATATCAGCACATAATTACTCAAAAAGATCAGGAAGTTACCGTTGTTATGAACAACTTTTTTTCTGGACATTTCCAATAATGCAACACAAAATGCAACACGAAAAAAAAGAAACCCTGATTTCTCAAGGTTTCCAGAGCGGAGACGGTGGGATTCGAACCCTCTTACATTCCATCGTACTTATGAACTTACAAATCCCATAACTTCAACTTTTCGTTGATATTCCGCCATTTATAATACATTTCACGGTCGCCATTTTTGAGATTTCCGTTTCATATTTGAACAAAAACAATCACATATGCAACACAAAATGCAACACGCCATGCAACACGCCGCAAATAATAGGTGTGTTTTTTTATTTGTTTCTTTGCATGATTTCCATTGCACGCAGCATATCATCACTCAAATGCAATGCATTTTCGTCTGCATAACATTCATTTTTGATCTGTTCCTGCACCAACGGCTTTGCCCATTTTGGCACTTCCTCAATGTTTTCATAGTATCTTGTCTTCATGATCGCCATTGTCCGCAGCATATCATCACTCAGATGCAATGCATTTTCATCCGCATAACGTTTGTTCTTTATCTGCTCCTGCACCATCTGCTTTGCCCATTTTGGCACTTCCTGGATTGTTTCATAATACTTTGTCACTTCTTCCACCAGCCCTTCTTTGAATTCCTTCCACATCTGCACATCATCCACCATGGGTGCCGGGCATTTCTTCCCGGTCACATCAAAATGCCGAATCACCCGTTCCACAGGTACACCATATTCTTCCATGAGCATCCGTACCAAGTCTGCGGCGTTCTGCAGCGTTTTCTCCGTGAAATCATATCTCCCGTTTTTCACTTCGTCACAAAGCTCCACGGAAATGGAATTGCTGTTGGTACACTTCCCATAAAATTTCCCGCCACCTGTCTGTCCGCAGTTTGGATATTTTTTCCCGCCTACGCTCCATGCAACATAATTGTCAGGTACGCTCTGTGTAATACTGTCGCCGTCGACAAAATAATGGGCAGATGCGTTCACAATGTTGTTGTGGAAGTAATTTCCGTTCCCTTCGTCACTGTCCCCATCGTTTGCCGTGTAATGTACTACAATGTACTCGATCTTGCTTCTTTTCCCCCCATAATTTGCAGGGTTTGCCAGATTGACTTTAATTGGTACCATGATCCTCCTCCTTTCCCTTCTGGTACTGAGTTCCATAGTAAAAGGCAATCACAACGCTGAAAATGGTCAGGAACTGCTCTCCGCTGATATGCCCTGTGATAGACAGGTACGCAAATACCAATGTCAAAACCAGTGTCACAATGCTTTTCACTGTCAAAAGATTCTGAATGTTTACTTTTTTCATTTTTTCACCGTCCAATCTTCTGCAAAAATATCTGTGATGGAAGGTACCCACATGGCATGAGAACCGCCCACAGTATTGATCTGCAAATACGGTTCGCATCTGAACAGGTCTCCTTCTTCCATCCCCCATGCTTCCGCTGTTTGCTTATTACATGGAATACCCTCTGGATATCCCTTCTGCATCACTACATACAGCCCTTTTCCGTTCCAGCCGGGTCTTGTCATAGGAATACCCTTTTTCAGCATATGCAGCGCGTGTCCAAAGCTCATTCTTGCCACACCGCCCAAAATCGGTGTATTCGTATCCACTGCCTGCGTGAAATCCACTGCTGCCATGTTATCCAGTGTATATTCCTTTTTCTCTGCATCGAAAATGTCCAGCACATCACCTTCTTTTGTGTGCATCATGATTGTACCGTTTTCAAACGCCCAGTATCCTCCCCAATGCGGACGTTTTACCTTTCCGCCATTTTTCATAAATGCAAGTGCCTGTCTAAAATTCATGTTCATCCTCCTCACTGCAATTCAAACAATTTTTTCCCATACTGCACCGCACATTCATGCTCGATCTTGCAGCCTCTCGCCTCTGACCATCCTTTCGCAAAACATACGATGTCCGCTTCTGACATCATCACGAGAGAACGTCCCAAGCACCATAAAGCCATATCAGCGTTTTTTGGTGGATCTTCAGCAATATAACTGTCGATCACTACCACTTCTTCCTTCAGAATTTCTTTTGCGCTGATAACCGCATTTTCTCTTTCTTTTCTGATTTCTTCTTCTGTTTTCCCTTTCATTGGCTGCGAAATAAATAATTTCTTCTTTTCCATTCCCATCCTCCTTTCACTTCCTCGATGCCGCTTCGCATGCAGCCCCGATCATAAACCCCAGAATAAATGCGCCGATGATTTCCAGCATCACACACCGTCTCCTTTGTTCTGCATCATGTTTTCATAGACGATTCCTCCTTGCGTGTTCTCTTTCACGGATTTCATGGTATACCCCGTCTTGCTAACGCCCCATGCCGCCCATGGCAGCGTCACCATAGCCGTCAGCCATGGAAAAGCCGCGTCAAATGATTTTAATACACAAAGATACGCCAGCCCCAATACACCCAATGTATTTACCCACAAAAGCGCCATTTCCATGTTCATGATTTTTTTGGAAAATTCTTTTTTCTTTTTCTTGATTACTTCGTATTCAGACAATGTTCTCCACCGCCTTTTTATGAAGGTACTCCTTCTGCTGATGTTTCACCGCTTCCGCATATTCCAGCGCCTTGTGCATATCCCCGTTGCATTTTGCGTCAGGAATCCGCTGTACGGCTCTTGCCGTTGCTTCTCCCAGTGCGATTGCTGCGTTATTGCTGCGGATAAGATATAACTCAAACTGTTCTCTCGCCTTTTCTTTTTGCTTGTGCTCCTGGTCCCGCGCTTTTCTTCTTTCTTCTTCCAACTTTTCCCGTTTCTGGATCTTATGCATCGTATATGCCGCCAGAAAGGAACAAATGGAAGAAAGCCCCATCATGATCAATTCTGCTTCCATACCCATCACCTCCCATTCATCCTACCAAAAAAAGAGAGGGGTTTCCCCCTCCCTCTTTACTGCGGTGCCTTTTCCAGTGTTTCTCTTTTTCCGCCCAGTCTGTAAAATTCCTCTGCCGCTCTCTGCATCCGCTGACTGTCTCCGGCTTCTTTGGCTTTCCAGTATTCCGATTTCAGTCGGCTCCGCATACTGCTGCGGATACTGTTATCCTCTTTCCCCGCAGCGTTTAAGATAGCCCACATCTTGTCATAGTCCGCCATGTTGCCGTTCATATAGGCATTGAATAACAAAGCATAGTCCGCACTTTCTACTTCTCCTTCCTCCTTCCAGTAGTCCTTTGTAATGGTTTCAAATGTTTCTTCGTCCTCCGTAGGCGGTTTCGTCAGGCTTTCCACAGCACTTTCAATGTTTGCCATGAAATACCCCTTCTTTGCCAATGCTTCCACATTTCTTGTGTAATCATCCACCCTGCCTTCGTTGTATGCTTTTGCCGCTTCCATGGCTTCCGGTTCTTCCTTGATGGCTTTCACCTGTTCAGTTTTGATTTTATTGTCAATCTTTTCATTTGAAATGCCGCCGTTGACCATGTCATTGTAAATTCTTGTGGCGATCTGTTCGTTTCCGCTCATCTTCGCTTCCAGCATCATTTTCACATACATGGAAATATTCTTTTCACTGCCCACATCGTAGGTCATCTTTTGGTTTTCATATTGTGCATCCAGTCCCAGTGTGTAATTGACGATGGTGTTTTTGATTGCCAGAATATCCCGTTTTGCGGAATTGATGGGGATACCCGTTGCCTTTGATAGGCTCCCGGCAGCGTCCATCAAAACAGCGTTCAATGTATAGTTGCTTTCTCCTGACATGTACCGCATGAGATTTTTCCCGGATTTTACCAGATCATTGAGCCAACTAATATCCGTCCTCTGTACGGTATATCCCTGGATCACAGAGAAAATATCCCTCATGTACGGGATATATCCCAACGGGTTGAAACTGTTCCCCAGGTTTGAACCAATGGCAGCTAAAATATAATCGCTGACACTTTCCGCTTCCGAAAAATCACCTCTGAACGCCTGAAGCCATTTTTCCAGCAGTGTTTCATCGTCGTCATCGTCCCTGAGCATATCCACCAGCCCAGCCGCAGCCGCAACACATACGCCATTTGCAACCAGTGTCATAAATGTTCTGACAACCTTCTTCCGGTTCTCCGGCGTATTGTCTTTGATCACTGCCACCATACTGTTTCGCATCATGTTGTATGTCTTTGTTGGTTCAGACATAAATGATGTTTCCATCTGTGAAAGCAGGCTCTGGCTCCGCATCATCTGATTTCTATGCAGAATACTGTCCACCACCTGTGTCCCGTCAATGATTTCCGAAAACCGCTTCCCAACGGTTTCATAATATCGGTTCCCTGTCAGTTCTGGATGTTTTTTCTTCACTTCCAGTTCCGCCGCTCTCCAAATACGCCCCCATGTCAGCTTGTCCATGATACCTGCGGCAATCATGGATTTTTCCAGGAAACTTTCGTAGAAATTTTGACCGATGAGCAATTCTTTCATGGTGCGCCCTACGTTCATTTCATAATTTCCCCACTCTTTCCATTGAGCGATTGGCGCATACTCATATACCTTTTCAAAGTCTGTCTTGCTTGGTACCAGTGCTCCCATCAAATACCCCACGCCGATTTCGTCCGCCGCTCTCAGGTAACTCACTGGCTGCTGGATGATAACACGCAGGTTGGCGCCTACGCTGGCAATCTTCATGTTTCGCAGAAAAATGCGTGGCAGCCGTTCCACATCTTCCTTGACTGCCGGATTGTTCAGTCTATCCGCTAAATCACTAATATATCTTTGTCCCGCTGGCCCCATAACTCTTTGCATCGTTTCTTTGACACTGCGGTTTTCACCGAATTTCTTTCCGTCCACCACACGCACCATTTCCCGGTAATTCATGAATTTGTTCAGGTCTGAAAGCGCCGGCACAAAAGCGTTATAACTGCTCATCTGGTCAATGTGTCTGACATAAGCGTCAAAAATATTTTCCAGAATGATGGGATTTTTCGCTTCTCTGTTTGTCTGCTTGGTAATGCCCATTGTTTTCAGGGTACTGTTCTTTTCTCCTCTTGCGCCGTACATGGTGTTTATGTAGTTTTCATCTGTGACAATGGGGAAATAGTTGGTTTCCGTAAATTTTTTGTACCCCAGCATATTCATGGTGACTTCATTTCCCCAACTTGCTACGCTTTCCAAATATCCTTGGATCTCCAAAGCCGCCTTTTTCTGTTCCTCTGTCAGATTGCTCATGAGTTTTGTTACGTCTGCCGCTGTCACTTTTACCGGCTTTGTGTTTTTTACAATTTCTCTTTTCCCCTTTTCTCCTCTGACTTTATGCACCACAGGTTCCCCTTTGATGCCGCCTCCAAAAATATGCCCTCTTGCCTGTGTTCTGCGCATCAAGCAGTACAGGCTCATGATCTGCGCATCTGTCAGCGAAATTTTCCCGCCGCTCAAAGTGTATTCCTTCGGTTCCATTTCTCCCCATTCACGGATTTTCTTTTTGTCGACAGTCTTCTGCATAAATTCCGACGCTTCTTTCACATGGATAATTTTTCTGTCAAAGCCCTCTCGCAGCCCTCTGTAAATGGTATCGTGTACGGTTTCTCCCATTTCCCTAAAGAAACTTTCTGTATCAAGCATTTGCACATTCATCATGTCATTAAGTACCCGCAGGCGGCTGTCTGGATTCTTTGTTTTTTTATTCTCCACATCCTCCATGTATGCGTCCCCAATGGCAGATATTTTCTGTCCGTTTTTGATGGAAACCATTTTGTTTGCGTTTCTGACCAAATGGGATACGCTGCGGATCACCACAGACAGCTGTCTCATTTCTGTGGGACCTAATTCTGAAACTTTTATTCCATTTCCAACACGTTTGTCAAGGCTTTTTAACAGTTCATTTACGTTTTCATCTTCTTCCGCATAAAGCATAGTGTTTTCATCTGTCATTGCCTTGTAATCATCCATCATTCTATGAATGTCTGTTGGCATGATATTCAGGTCTGGATCGTCGAATTTCATTTTTTCCAGGAAATTCCGCACGCCTTCCATCATGCTTTCCTGCACATGGTATTGGTCTGTGGGACGTTCCACCCATCTTTTCAGCAGCGCCGCTTCTTTCTCGATGATGTTTTTGTACTTGGCATATTCTGCCCGGTCCCGTCTTTCCTTGTCCCTTGCTTTCAATTTTTCATAAATAGCACGACGCTGTTCCAACAGCGCCCGCCCTTCGTGCATGGCCGCAGCCAGTCTGGCATCTTCCAGTTTCTTTTTCTGATCTTCCTTTGCCTGCTGTAATTTTTCATCATATCTTTCTTTCAGATCTTTCCGCAGATTTTCCCTTGCGGCTCTTGCTCTAGCTTTTTCTTTTTCCAGTTTCTTTTCGTATTTGTCCGCAAATGTTGGCTTCTGCAGCTCAATGTCAAAGTACATCTCCCACAGATCATAAGCCGCATCCATGGCGTATTCGTCCAGATTCATGCCGTAAGGGTTTTCATATATGGGCTGTAAACTGTCCACTACATCCATCAGATCCATGACCACATCCACCTGTGTGCTGACCCGCTCCACATCCAAAAGTTCCGGGTATTTTTCTGCCATTTCCTGATAAAACACATCTGCATAAATACCGCCCTGTCTGCTCAGGTTGATTTTCCCGAAGTTTTCCTTTCTGACGGAGTTATATCCTCCATAATAATCAAATTCCTCTGCCATATCCTCTGTCACTTTGATTTTTGTCTTTCGTACATCTTCCTTGAAATCCTTGTATACGTCGGAAAGGTCTGTGTTCAAAACCTTGCTTTCGGATAAAGCGTCATACGCCAGCTTCTGCAATGCGCCCATGACCTGCTGGAAATCCACTCTGTCCCCGGCATTTGCCACGTAATCCGCCAAAGCAACAAATTTTTCTGTGAAATCATCCACATCATATTCGCTGTCGTGTGCTTTCAGCCATTTTCTAACGGCTTTCTTTGCGCTCACAGGATCATGTACCGCGTCTTTCGTAATTTCAAACTGTCTGCGCAGGGCTTTATTTGCTTCTTTCAGTGCTTCATTTTCTTCCACTAAAGCGTCATATTCTTCCTCCCGAATGGAAAACCGCACGCCTTCCACACTGTTCAGTGCTTCTTTTCTGCTTTTCTCGTTCCCCGCCTCATAAGTCAGCACTGGAACCCCGGCTTTTTCCATCTGTTCCACCACATCTGCACCCAGATCATCCGGTACAATCGCTGCCCGGATCTCATCCACCATGACTGCCCTCTGCGGCTTCGCCTCAAAATATGTTGTCGGCAGTTCCATCACACTTTCAAATACATTCGCCATTTTTCCCGCTACCATATCTGAAATATCATAATCATTATTTGCAAACGCTTTTTTTATGGCTGCTTTTGTATGTCTTCCCTGTGCCGCTTCCAGCATCACAGCCCCAATGATGTCACTTTCTGTATATGTATTGTCGCTGTGCGCTTTGTTTGTTTTTTTGATTTCAGAAACAATACTTTCAATTTCTCTGTCGATGGCTTCCAGTTCCGCTTTGTATTCCCCTTCGTCCACCTGCTGCAATCTTCCTTTGTCTCCTCTGATTTGTGCTATACTTCTGTATTCTCTGCTTGTGACTGCCTGCAAACCTCTTGCTGTTGCACCCCAAAGACCTTCCCCTTTTTCCTGCTGATTTCCTTTCATGGCTTTTACTAGGTTTTCTAAGGTGTAAGCGTAGTGCATCTGTGCAAATGTCCGCTGTTTTCCACTTTGTGTATATGGGTCTTTCCCATTATAAATGCCGGCTTCTCCCAGCATCCCTTTTGTTTTTTCCTTCACCCATTTTTCCACCGCTTCCGCATCAACCATCTTCCGCATTTTTTCTCTGGTAGCGTTTCTGTCTACCTGCCCTTCTGTTTCCACAGGATTTGACTGCAGCTCCCAAGCGTGCTCGATGAATTCTCTCACACGATTTGGCACCATTTCTTTTTTCAGCCGTTCTGTCACTTTCTTTTCTACTACTTCTGCTGGTCTGCTTTTGAAAAAACCCTGTGCCCTTTTTCTAAGTTCCGGTTCAATGGATTCCCTGTATCTGTCCATTTCCCCCTGCACCGCTTCCATCCAGT